TATTCAATGGCTAAACGTAATACTGATGCTAGCATATTTGACTTTCATTTTTACTGTTACACGGATCTTCCTGAAGGCCTTGATCCTGGGATTAAAGTTATTGACTTTCCTGACATTCCTAATATTCATCCTAAGTATTGGTTTGGTTCTGATAATTTCAAGTATGGAATGGCTCGCTGCTGGGATCGTCCTAAAACTTTTGTTTTTAATACTCATAACTTCGCTGACGATAAGCCTACGGGGCGTTTCGTTTTCTTAGACTTAGATGTTATAATACAAAATGATATGGGCCCTATCATTACACACGACTTAGATAGGCCAACAAAACTCAGAAGTTGGTGGCAAGATCCTCGTCCAATGAAAAGTAGAAACTTTAAACTTGCTCACGGTGCATACACAAATGGATCTTGTCAAGTGTGGTCGGATGACCAATGTGAATGTATATGGGAAGATGTATTAAAACATCAAGAACAGATATGGTTCACATTTACTGACGGTACTGATAATTATCACAGCTGGCGGTGGGGAGATTTTAGCAAAGAAAAACTATGGGGACATTTTCCAAGTTGGATGGCATACTCATATAACAGAGGCCGTTCGTGGGATGAGGATGACCTGAGAGTAGACACTTATCGTCCGGGTGCTATACTCTGTGTATTCAACATTGACTTGTTACCATTTAAAGATAAGAGTAGAGGGCATACAAAACAAGATGATTTAGCAGACCCTAACTTATTGGCGCATTGGAAATGATACACATCTATACAGTTAAATGGGGCAATAAGTATTCTAGCTCTCATGTTAATGCTGTTTACTTAGATTGTTTATCTAAGCTGACAATTGATTTTCAATTTCATTGCATAACAGAAAACTCTTTTGGTATATCTTCTGATATTAATATTATTGATATTCCTCTATCTAACTATTATCAAAAATGGTGGAATAAACTATATCTGTTTCGTACTGATGTAGTCACACAGAAAGGAGAAAAACTTTTTCTTGATTTAGATATTAAGATACAAAGAAATCTAGATAGATTTATTGATTATCCATGTGATAATAAATTATTATTTGTTAAGACTGAATGGCATAATCTTGAAAAAATGAAAAAAGATACTGAGCATATACCACACAAATATACTAATCTAAATTCTAGTATATTAAGATGGAACGATGGGCTAACTGAATCAGAAGAAATGAAAAGATTCAATAAGATGACTGAAGATTACCCTAGTCAAATGTTTTTCTATTTTAGAGGGCTAGACAATTTATTTTACAACAAGTTTAGTCACGATCATATAGGACACTTTCCTAGTGGTTGGGTGTACAGTTATAACTACGGGTATCAATATCCAAATGATATAGAACAATTTAAATACAGAGAAACACCATTCATATGTTTATACGATTCAATGGGGAGACCAGAAGATGTTAAGATTAAACTTCCTGACTAGTTTCAGGTATTGGGGTATGGCGCTTGATAAGATTGAGCATGAAATGCCTCACAAACATGATGACTTTAGAAAGTCCATGAACCCAAACACAATGGATGCTGCTGTTTGGTTGATGGAAGAACTTGTAAAACAGTTAGACCCAGACAAAGAATACAATATTATTGTATTAAATTCTTGGTTGGGGTTTCCTCTTGTGCCTCTCATCTGTGAGAATATCAAAGTAAAGCATATGGATTTGATTGATATTGATAACGAAGCACTAGAATTATCTAAGGTTTTTAATAAGTATTATACTGACAACGGTATTGACATAAATCATCTTCAGTTAGATGTTCCATTTGCATTCCACGACATTAATGCACTAGACACTGACATTGTTATTTCTTTGGGATGTGAACAAATGTATCCTCTCAGAGAACTAAAAACAAAAAATCCTGATTGTATGTTTGCCTTACAAACTAGTAATGTAATTCAGGAAATGTATGGTATTAATTGTGTTGATAGTATTGAAGGTCATTTAGAAAACACAGGCATAAAAAAACCACTCTACACAGGACAAATAGAGCAGTTTTATTATAACTGGGAAGGTAAAGTTTTCTTTGATAGATTTATGGCTATTGGAAAGAAGTAGCGTCTTCTTCTGATATATCCTCAATCATACTACGCCATATTTCTAAGTGAGGGACAACAAACCCTAAAGTGATACGAGGCTCATAGGACCCGGCACAGTGATAATAAACTTTGTCGGGTTCTCTGCCTCTGCCATAGTATCCTACTTTACAAGTCCAACCTGGCTTGTCTTCCATAGTTACTATTTCTTTGGTGAGAGGATCCATGTATCTAAAGAAACCATTGCCTGTAGGTGAATACGACAATAGTATATTATAACCAGAAGCATTCCAATTATTGTGCCAACCCATATAACCGCCTTCGGGGTAAAATACATTGACTGCTTGATTGCGAGCACCTAGATAAGAGCATAATTTTTTTGACAATTTTAATCTTTTTTCTTTGTGTTCAGAAGGCACATTGTCACAAGAAGCTATGTCTACAGAGAGTGTTCTTTCAGGATACCCTATATGCTGGCCGTCTTTCTCTACAATTTCTTTTAGATAATCTTCACCACAGGCTTCTTCTAACTTCATACCCTTGTGGCGTTCTCTGTTGTGTGAAATATCTGTGAGTAATTTCATGTCCGTATCAAAAAACCAAGCACTATACTCATTTAACATTTCTAGGACTTCTTCATTGTTTATATCAATCCACTTCATTCAATTGATCCTTGGGTATCGTATGATGATATAAAACTATTTCAGTGCCTTGCAATTCTTCATAGTGATAGCCGTTAACAAAATTCCAACGCGCATCAGGCTCTTCTACGTATCCCCATTTAATATCAAATTCTCCGTACGTTAATAATTTCCACATAGTAAATGTGTCCCACTGTACAGCAGTTGGAGGATAATGAGCAATATCATAATCAGGTTCACGTTGTTTCAAATACTCAGTCCACCATGCACCCATTAGATCCATGATAGCAGGTGTTTTACGATAAACAAAAAACCCACAGTGACAGGTCATTTCTTCAGTATCAGAAAGTTTTGTTAGCCTAGCATTATATGGTCTGTTTTTAGTAAATACAATATCTTTGTCTTCTGGTAAAATATCAAAAATATTTTTAATATCTTCATGCTCACACATCATGTCTGCATCAAGATATGCTGTAATATCATAGGGAGTTTTGTTTAGAGCCCAGAGTTTTGCTCTGATATGATTTGGTATTCCTTCAGTTATCACAGTGTCGAACAGTTTGTAATCCTCAGGGGTTACCCAATGTTCATGTGTAAAAAATGTAATGTTAGCTTCTGGCCAAAAGTCTCGTATTGATTCTGCTAATAGTTTAGCATAAAGATAAAATGCTTTTTTGTTAGAAGCAACAATAACAAATCCTTTATTGTTCTTCTTCGGCACTTTCAAGTTCCTTCATCAACAAAATAGTAGTGTATGCTTGCACTTCTACAACACTTTTAGCTTTTCTTATTAATTTTTTAAGTTCAGTATTTTTTGAATTTTTGACTTTATCAATTTCAAAAGATTCTAGTTTAACAGCAAATAGTGCCTCTTGTTGAGCCCTAGCTTTTTGTGATTCTCGTCTTTCTGCCGTCTTTTTAATGTTGGCATTTCTTTTTTCTAAATTCAGTCTAGTGTTTTCGTCTATCTGTTCTTCGGTATACACCTTTAGTATTTCTTTCATATCAGGATTTGTTCCATCTGTATCCTGAATAGATGCCATTCTTTCTATACCATTAGAAAGTTTGACGGTTACTATGAGATGTCTATTACCCCTATTAGACCAATAGGGGTTTATGTATTCTTTGGTAGGCTTAGATTCTTCGACTATTTCTGTTACCGACGAATCTAAAGGTACGGATAATTCCGACATAATAAAACTCCATGATTAAAAACTATATTATATTACTATATAGTCAAGATGTCAAGCAGTTCTTAACCACAGTTTAATTGTAGAAACTGTTTCTGTAGCTGCTTTAATTGTGTCACTTGAATAATTGCCGGCAAAGTCTTGAGAATAAAATCCGGTATAAGTACCAGAATAATCAGTAACACCTGTATAAAATCCGGTGTAATCTCCTGAGAAAGTTCCACCAACATAACCAGAGTAATATAATACATAATCTCCGGTGTATGTTCCGCTATAGTCAGCTGGTCCTTCATATGCTCCGGTGTAATCACCTGAGAATGTCCCAGTATAGCTTCCTGAATAAGTAGAAGAAGCTACTTGATGTCTAGTATCAGAGAAGCCTGCTGCGTCACCCATTTGTGTCCAAGTACCTGTTTCAGAAGGTGAAGATGCTTGTACTAAGTAACATCCAACACCAGGAGTTGATCCATATCCTTCAACAATTCTATTCCTAAAGTTAGGAACTATCTGCTCAATTTCAGCAGCTGTCTGCATTTTTAAACCACTGTCATATTTCAGAGAAGTTAAATCGCTGTTTGCTGATGAGGTCGGCGCTGTTTTTTGCCAAAGATATATAGTGTTAGAACCATCTAAATGTGTATCGGTAATTGTATATCGAGAAGTCCAGGTACCGCCAGAAGGAGCAGATGCTGCAAGTTTAAACTGACCAACGGTGTAATCGCTTTCGCTTACCATATCTTCTATAACTTTGTCTAATATGTCAGTGTCTAGTTGAGAATCCGTAAACTCTTTTATTCCACTATCATAACCCACAGGACGATTTGTAATACTTTCTGTAGCAGCTGAAGTTACTTGTTTAAAATAATAGGTATTAACTGTAGATGTAGCGCCTGTTGCTGGGTGAGTACCAACAGATTCAGTTCTTTGAGTGTCAGCAAAAGTGCCTATAGAAGAACCACTAAGAGCATTTGCAGTATCCATATTGAGATCACCGGTAAGGGTGCCGTCCCAATCTGTTGCATATTTGTTAGTAATTACATATGATAGATACTGTTCAATATCAGTATCAGACATCTCTTGCAAACCTTGATAGTTTGCAGAAGTTATTGGAGAACCTGAGGCCTTTACTCTTATTGGTCGCATTTATATATTCCTAGTTAAGTCTTGTACCTGTTGAGTCATAAATTGGCAACTCTACAAGAGTATCCCAATTACTAACACTTGTTCCTATTAAATCTTTTGTAGCCCCTGTAGGAACTGTGATAGGATCATTTGCTGTTCCACTATTTATAGAATCGCCCACTGCTGGGTAAATTTTTATATTATTACCA